TATGGCAGAAACTGCAGCGACCGACGCGATTCGTCAACAAGCTATCGATGGCATCCTCAAGGTGACCGGCGACGACGGTTCCACCGAGATGCTCAGACCGTCTGATCAGATCGCTGCCGCGCGGTTTGCTGCCGCTCAAGCCGGTGTCGGAGGCAAGCGTCTCGGCATCAGGATTATGAAGGTGCGTAATGGAAACGCACTGGGGCAATAATGACCGTCATCCTCGACGAATTCGCACGACCGCTCCCGTCTTCTAAAGAAAAGAAGCGTAGTGAGTACAAGGCGTCTCTCAAAACATCTTACGAGCGCAACCTGCGCGCCAAGTACGACTCTGCTCAGACGACCAACGAGAACGAGAAGCATTGGGCACAGGCTGACGGGCTCTCCGCGAATGCCGCGATCAATCATGAAGTAAGAAAGAAGACTCGAGACCGTGCTCGCTATGAAATGGCGAACGACCCGTACGCCTCCGGGATGCAGCAGACAAAGAAGATCAGCGTTATCGGCTCAGGCCCACGCCCTTCCTTCCTGCTCGATGACAATGTAGAGGCCGGGCTTGAACTTCAGAGGCGCTTCATGCAGTGGGCGCGTGCTGTTCGGTTGCCTGCCAAACTACGCAGCATCTACGGTGCCTACTGCGGGTCGGACGGGGAAGGTTTCGCCGTTCGCATCCACAACCCCAATGTCAGTGACGACGTCCCATCGCTTGACTACCGCGTTTACGAAACTGAGCAATTTGCCAGCCCGTATTTTGACCTGCAGTCAGCAAATTACATCGACGGCGTACGACTCGACCCGATCACTGGCGAAGCAGTCAGCTACACGCTACTCGGGCAGCATCCTGGCGATCAGTTCATCTGGTCCAGCGGGGCACTCGATCACGAGGTAATCACAGCAGATCGCGTACTGCACCTCTTCCGACGCGACCGCCCCGGCCAGATCCGTGGTGTTTCGCACATGGCACCCGCCCTTCCGCTCTACGCCAAGCGCCGCCGCTTTACAATGGCGACGATCACCGCGGCTGAGACTGCCGCCAGCATCGCTGCGGTGCTCTATGCGGACCATGCGGCCCTCACGGATGAGGATATCGCCTCGCTCGACGACGATGCGTTCTTCGACCTGCCACGCGGCTCAATGCCGGTGATGCCGCTGGGCTACAAGCTCGGCCAACTGAAGAGCGAGCATCCCTCGACGACCTATGACATGTTCAATCGGGCGATTCTCAGTGAGATCGCTCGCTGTTTTGGCATGCCGTACAACATTGCCGCGGCCAACAGTGCCGATATGAACTACGCCTCTGGTCGCATGGACGATCAGAATTGGCGACGACTGGTAGATGTCGAGCGCCGTTGGTTCGAGCAAGAAATACTCGACCGCATCTTGAGCGATTGGCTCGATGAGGCGTTCCTGATTCCCAACTATCTCCCCCGCTCGCTGGGTTCTTTTGCTGGCGGAGAGATTCCGCACCGCTGGTACTGGGACCCAGCGCCTCACGTCGATCCCGAGAAGGAAGCCACCGGATTTGCCTTGCTGTGGGATCGCGGCATAGGTCTCGACGAAGATTACATCTACGAGACTCTCGGCAAAGACCCCGCGGAGTTTTACGCTTCCGCTGCCAGGCAAAACAAACGACGCAAAGAAGCGAACATGCCGATCCCCGGCGCTGACGCCCAAACTCAACCCTCACAGGCGATGCGAAATGAGCCGAACAAAGACTAAAGCTTTGCCGCGCACAGCGGACTTTGCAGCCGAAGCAGACTTTAAGTTTGTTCCCGGTAGTGCGGAGGGTGACATTGTCAGCCTGCCGACCTTTAGCATCCGCGCGTACAACGGCGGCGCACTGAACCACCCCAAATTTCCGTTCCCGGTAGTCGTTGATCTAGCAACGCTCAATGCGTCGAAGTCGCGGCCAGCGCTGTTGGATCACGTCACCGGCAACCGAGTGGGTCACACGACCGACATCAGGAACGCTGGGACGCACCTCGACATTGATGGGATTGTTTCTGCTACGGGCGATGCAGCCAGGGAAGTGGTTGCGTCTTCGCAGAATGGCTTTCCGTGGCAAGCATCCATTGGCGTGTACTTCTCAAGGCCACTGGAATTGATAAAGGCTGGTCGAAAGATCGAAGTTAACGGCCAGACATTTGAAGGGCCTGTGCTAGTTGCACGGGAAGCGGTGTTTAGAGAAATCACTTTTACCGCGCTTGGTGTTGATGACAACACGAGTGCTCAGATTGCTGCGTCTCATAAGCGCGAAGGAGAAAAGAAAATGGAACCCAAATTTCTTGAGTGGCTACAGGCCAGTCACTTTGATGCCGAGGAGTTGTCGCAGGAGCAATTGGACTCGCTCTTGGCAAGTTGGAAGCAAATCACCGCCACCCCTTTGCCTGCAGAGGAGATTGTTCCCGAACCTGTCGTGAATGCCGACTTGCAAGCTGCCGCGGATGCTCGCGAGTTCGTTGTCAGCATCAACAAGATCTGTGCCAAGTACGACGACCCAGAAATTGAAGTGGAAGGCAAGAAGGTCGATCTGGCCGCTCATGCCATTCGCGAACAGTGGACGGTCGAGAAAACGGAGTTGCAAGCTATGCGAAATAGCATCGAATCGCGTCCCCTACCGGCGGCGCACATTGTTCAAGGTGGAACGTCTTCCATCAAGGCTCTCGAGGCATCGTTACTTCTGGGACAAACCCAGAACGATGAAGCTTTCGTCTCGAGCTTTTACGATGACAAGACGATGGAAGCCGCTTTGTCACCTCGCTTCCGCGGTCGTGGACTGCACTACCTGATGCACGAGTGCATTCTCGCTGCGGGCGGTACGGTTCATCCCGGTGCCAAGGGTGACGAGTTGATTCGCTGTTACCAAGAGTCTTGCATTCTTGCTGCGGGTGGACCTTCGACGGTGAGCTTGCCTGGAATCCTTTCCAATCTCGCCAACAAGTCTGCTCTGAGAAGCTATCTTGCTGTCCCAACGACTTGGAGGAATTTCAGTTCGACTCGTTCGCTGAACGACTTCAAGATCCACACCGGATATCGGCTGACCGCTGCGGGGACATTCCTCGAGGTCGGAAAAGATGGCGAATTGAAAGCCGCTGACCTGACTGAAGAGAGCTATACCAATCAGCTCTCGACGTTCGGTCGTCGGTACTTCTTCAATCGTCAGGACGTCATCAACGACGACCTCTCGATGCTCGAAGGAATTCGCAACCTGTTGGGTCGTCAAGCTGCTTTGGCGCTCGAAGAGGCGGTCTTTACCCTGCTGATGAGCACGGCAGACAATTTCTTCCATGCCAACAACAGCAATCTGGTCACCACCAATGCATTTGACATTGCTGGCCTGACTGCTGCTGAGCAAGCCTTCCTGGACCAGACCGACAATGACGGCAAGCCCGTTGTGCTCGGTGCTGCTGGATTGCTTGTGCCGACCAGTCTCAAGACCGCCGCGGAAACTGTATTCCGTAGCACCATGGTCAACGAGACGACGACGGCGGACACGCCTGCTGGTTCGACGAACGTCTTCGGCGGCAAGTACGCTCCGATTTCCTCGCCGTACCTCAACGCTGCCGGAATGCCTCTGCAAAGTGCCACGACGTGGTACATGTTTGCAGATCCTGCCGACATCGGTGCGATGGAAGTTGGTTTCCTCAATGGCGTGGATACTCCAACCATCGAGTCGCAAGAAGCACCGTTCCATGTACTCGGTTTCGAGTTCCGTGGCTACTTCGACTTCGGCGTAGCTCGCGGCGACCATCGTGCTGCCGTGAAGAGTACTGCGTAAACATTATCCGTTCGGGCTGAGCCTGATTTTGAAACCACCAAGTATTTAGGAGTAATGAAATGGGTGCGAATTATCGGCAGGGCGAAACCCTGATGGTTGATTACACGCCAGTGGCGAACCTGGAAGGTGGGTCGATTGTTGCGATCAACGGCCTCTTGGCAGTCATTCACAGCGACAGTGTCAATGGTGTTATCAGTGCAGCGTCATTCCCCAATGGCAATGCAGTTTACGAGGTCACCAAGGAAACCACGGCCAATGTTTTTGCTGTGGATGATGTTGTCGAAGCCAATGCTGGTGTGACAGCAGCAGCTTCCACGGCAGCCCTTGTATCCGGTGGCGACGACAGACTTGGTGTTTGTGTCAAGGCGTCCAGTGCGACCGACACGACCGTCTGGGTTGTCCTTGATAGTGGCATCTAGGAAATGGCTGATTTGATCCAGCGTGGTCAGACGTGGCAGGACGAAAAGCGCCACACGCACAGAACCTTGCCGGTGACGCTTCGGCGCGCCGGTGAGGTCGATGTGCCTGACATCCAGGCTACCCGCGGCGTGATGCCAATACAGTCACTGGACGGTAGTGGCAGCCTCGTCACGGAGCACGCGCAGGATTTCATCATCCGTGTTGTTGACTATGCCTTCGGCGGTATTGTCTCGCCGCCAGCGGAACATGACAAAATCTTAGATAGCACGACTGGTGCGGATTTGGTTTTTGAGGTTTTACCCGTCGCTGGCGAACCCGCCGCAAGGCATACCAACTCGTACGGTGTTGCTTGGAGAATACACACCATGGAAGTGGTGCGTTAACCATGGCAAGTTCGATTGGCGTTGCGATTTTAGAGGCGATTGTGAGTGAGCTAGGTGCTCACGAGTGGTCTCCTAAGTTGATTGTGCAGAGAGTTTATTCACCCGAGATTGTCATTGCGGACTTGACCGACGATGCAATCTTACGAGTGAAGTTTTCCGATGAGCTGCCTACGGCAACGATGGACTCGAGACACTCGCGAGGAAAACGATTTATTGAAATGACGGCGGACTTACTTCTCGCATCGAAAGCGAGCACAGACACCTTTAACGTCATCGACGAACTGTATGGGCTGTACGAAGAGATTGACCAGTACCTGTTTGCTAATGCGAAGACTTTTGTAATTGGAGACCACGCAGTGCAGTGGGTGAATTCACTGTACTTGCCACCGGGAGACGTTGAGCAGATACGCACGCAAACACTTGTTGAGATCGTCGGGTCAGTGACCTATCGCTACGAAAGATAACCATGGCTGCAAGCGGCCTAGCATTCAAGATTTCGCTCAAGGAAGCAAAGGACGGTTTCTTTAATCCGAAACTGATCTTTGACCCTGTAGCCCGCGGCATTCGCGAGGCTAACGGACACTTGGGCGGAAGAATACGCAAGACCGCTCAGCGACTGATGAAGCCTGGCACGCCCTACCGGACAAAGTCCCAACTGAGCGCAGAGGCGCTGAAGGTTTACGAGCGGAAGCGATTGCTGTGGCATATTCACGGATCAGTGCCCGGCAAGGAACCGAGCTTAGGGACCAGGCCGAGTAAGCCAGGCACACCACCGAGGTACATCCAGAAGGGTGCAAGGCGCAACATCCGCAGCGCGATCATTTACCGAGAGCAGCGCAAGAGACTTGGGTTTGACACCGTCATGATCGGACCCTGGAAATTCAGTGGAGTCACAGGAACGCCGGTCACACAGGTGCATGAGCATGGCGGGATGCTGCCGCCGCTGCCGTTCCCTGGATCGAAACCGCGGCACTACAAGCCACGACCGTACATGAGCAAAGCATTGGCGAACAACAAGAAGTTTATCAAGACACAATACAAACAGAAGATCGCCAAAGCTTTCCGAACGGCAAGAAAAGAACGCAGGATAGCCGTCGCTGCGTAATAACAACAACTAAAGGAGAAATCTAATGGCCATACTTGGACTCAATGCAATCACGTCAGAGAATACGCTTTACTCTGCGGCGACGACCGACGCGCTGCGAGTAACTGCATATGGTTCGCCTACGTTTGTAATTCGCACGAACATCCGAGACGTCACGATCAATAATGAGTTGGCAACTGCCGACATCACAACGCGGGCAGGCGGTGGCTATCGCCAGGTAGCGGCCACGCTTGCAGAAGCATCCATCGACTTCCAGATCGTTTACGAACCTGCGGATGCCTTCTTCACTAATCTGAAGAACTCCTTCGAGAATCGTTATCCCATGGACATTGTCTTTGCGGACGGTCTTGTCGGTTCGGACCTGAGTTCATCCGTTGGCTCTCCGCTTGGCACAGCTGGCGTAATTTACTTTCGCAGTGAGTTTGTGATCACGAACTTTTCAGTCAACGTAGGACTTGAAGAGGCGATGACCGTTGACGTATCCTTGCAGTCCGGTTTTAGCGCTAACGCC